TTAGTCTATGTATACAGTATCATCGCCATATTTAACAGACAATGCTACTTTCCTATCTAATCGTCTTTTGATCAATTCCTCTGTAAACTTCCACCTAACTGGGTCACTCTCTAATTTATGCATTTTAGTGTATTTTTCTTTTTCTCCATCCGTCATTAAATCTTTAAATTGTATTGTAGTGGATTTCATATTTAACGCTTTTTCAATCATTCTGTGAGTATCTATTCCGTGTACCATAGTATCACCTCGATTAAATGATAGCATAAAAAAACCCTACAATCATGTAGGGCGAATATGTATCGAGTGAGGGCGAGGAAGAAGTCTCCTGCGGGACCAACAGCCAGATATATGGCCTCTGCCGGGCTATACAATTCACTCCTGATTGTATATAAAAATACACCACATTAACCTACCCCATTTTGGGACACAGCAAACCGATTCGTCAATCGCACATGTGAATGCTCAGTTAATGTGATGTAGGCACTTTAAGCGGTCTGTACCAGCGACCGAGTCATTTCAAGAATGACCATTTCATACGTCCATTATAACACAAAAAAGCAACCACTACTATAATGTACATTCGCGACTACACATTATAGCTTATAAGGTTGCTTGCCTTTTTGTGGTTTACTATCCCACCACCAAAGTCATAATCGTATCCAATCTTCAGACAAGAAGCGAGACCAATAAGGCTAAGGCTGATAGATATATTATAACACAAAAAAACAGGCTAACCATTACGGCTAGCCTGAATTACATTGCATTTAAATGATACGCGTTAATTATAACACATTAAGCCCACTTAATGCTTCCCCAGTACTTCTCGTTTTTTATTTTTTCTGCTTTGTCGGTAATAGGGCAAACGGCACAGTAGAAGTAGGATTTACTTGAGCCTGGCGCTTGATACTTGAATCTAATCCACCAGTATTTATCTTTTTTAATAACTTGATCAAACTTAACCCAGTCATCTTTGTTGTATAGCCATGATGCTTGGTCAACCACTTCTTCCTTTAATCCAGGTTGACGACGCACCTTAATAGCACGGTCAGGGTAGAATGTACCTTTCCAATTCCATGATATACGGTTAACTTGTGATTTTCCCGCTAAAGTACCGCCGATAGGTTTACCGTGAATAGCCCCTGCGATGTCTCGACAATACTTATCCGTGTTTTTCTTGATGTAATCCATATCGTTTTTATTTGTGATAAAACCTAGCTCTACCAGTCTGTAATTGACGTTAAGTTCTGCCGATACATTTACATTCAATAAGTCGTTACGTGGCGTCACGCCTCGAATTTGACCTAAATTAGACTTAATAACGGATTGTATTCCGTTGTCTATTGTGTCGGCATTAAATTGGTTTGAAATGATTACATGTCCACCACTAGCGCCTCCACCTGACCAGTCTAAATGAAATTCAACAACTACATCAGGATTTTGATTGCGTTTAAGCCAGTAGAACCCGTAATCCTTTTTGTTACCCAAACGTTGACCATATGCTGTGTCTTGATACATATCTTGCGTCATTTTTGAACCGCCATATAAATAAACATCATGCCCTGCACTACGTAAGTACTTCGCCACGTTAGGTACAATATTCTTACGGATAAAATCACGTTCATTTGTACCATTACCAACCGCTCCCGGGTCTGCGTATCCATGCCCTGGCACAAGCGCCACTTTAAGTTTAGTCGGTTTTGGCGTCTTGCTAGGTAAAAGGTTAGTGATTGACTTCTTAGTTGCGTAATTTAAGCGGATAAACCACATAGGGTTGTCGTAATAATGCCAACGGCGTGTAGCGGATTCCCAACCTGGTCGCCCATTCACGAACCCGCCACCTTCCCAGTTCTGTTCGACTACCTCAAAGCTATTCAAAGTCGCTTTAGTTACTACTGCAACATGCCCTGCACCACTACCGTAACTGCCGTTGAATATGACAATATCTCCTGGTAGCGGTAAGAAGTTAGGGGTATTCTCATAAACGGTTGCAATCTTAGAAAGTAATTCTTTGTTGTCAGTCGGTATATCTTTAGCATACATACCTACTAATCTATAACCCGTCATATAATTAAAGTATGCGTTTGCGTAATCGTAGCATTGAAATCCGTATGCCAAGTCGAAGTCGTATTTCTTACCTACAGAGTTATTAATCCATTTTATACCTTCATCAAGTGTTCTCATTTAATCACCTCCAAAAAAAGAGAACCCCTAAAGTTTCTCTTCAATCTCAACTGGTTCCACTATCTCTTTTTGTGGCATACCACCAGTTGCCTTAATATATTTTTGTTCTGCTTTATACTTCTTCATTTTTTGATTTGCCCATTGTGCCTCTTTAGTATTAGGGTTGTTTTTGTACGCCATGTACAAGCCCATAACCGTCATCAATAAAGACGATATATCTTCCTCGCTAATCACTGGTAAAGGGTTTATACCTTTTGTTGTTAAGTACTGATTGACTAAAGCTAAAATTAAAACAATGTAACGTGCTACTACTTTAATATCCATTCCATTCATCTCCTTAAATTAAAAAGCCAACCATTGAAGGTCGACTAAAGAATAAACGTTGCTGTAATTGGGAAAAAGTCATTTTCAGTTAATGTTGTATTACCTGTAGACGTTCTGAATAATTCAACAGCTCCACTAGCACCTACTGTCCATCTTGCAAAAGATGCTACACCGCCACTTTTTGTACTTGTGTTCTGAACAAAAGGGGTATCAGTTGTAACCAAACTGCTAATGTTGCTAGGTAAATTGGCAATAGTAATAGGCGATGTTGTAATACCTTTAACTGCACCTTTGAGAGCTAGTATATTTACTCCATCTAAATTAATTAATCGGTATTTAGGTGTGTATGATGTACTATACTCTTTAACGCCATTAATTAAGGTGAAATCTAGCCAACCCGTATCAGATTTTACAGGAGATACGCCAGCAGGACCTTGTGGACCAATGGGACCAGTATCGCCTTTAGGTCCAGTTAACCCTTGTGGTCCCATTTCTCCTTTTGGACCGGGTAAACCTCGTTCTCCAGTTTCACCTTTTAATCCTTGTGGACCGGGAGGACCTTGTATACCTGTTTCACCTTGAGGGCCAATAGGACCTTGCTCACCCTTGTCTCCCTTTGGTCCAGGTTCTCCTTGTGGTCCTTGTTCTCCGCGTGGGCCGATAGGACCTTCAACTCCTTGTAAACCTTGCGGGCCAACCTCGCCCTTTTCACCTTGTGGCCCAATCGGGCCAGCGTCTCCTTTAACACCTCTGAAAGTATCTACGTTATCATTTAAATATTCCATTACATCTGATTTTAATTTCGGTTCAAAGTCATCGCCTAATAACTGAATTGCATTCTCTTTGATGATGCGACGGACAGTATCGTCTACTAATGTTACAGACACTTCTTTGGTTACAACAGAATCAATTCCACTATCACTTATATTGAAGTGAAAAGTAACTACATGAATGGAATTAGCATCGTCTGTTAAGAATAGCTTACCAGTCACCTTACCAACATGCTTAATCACGTCTTTACTTATATTATATTGAATCAATCCGTTTACTTGTGAAACAATCTCGACTGATTCATTAACAAATATCGAACCATCTTCACAGAATAAATCTAATTTAGGTTTTAACGTCGTTTTGCTTAGGTCTAAAACTGAACCTTTCCAATTAATACTTATCCGTATAGAGGCAGTACCTAAATCCTTAGTATAAAAATTGGCGTCAATATTCCCTATATCGACACCCTGCTCATTGATTTCCGCTTTAATATCTTTATTTTTATAAATCACTTAACCACCTCATCTATATTGATCGCGTGTATAAAACATTCCGCTTGTTTTTATGATTTTATAATAGTCATGTATAGTAGTCGCTTGATGTTTACACCAATTTATATCAGTTGCATATTGATGTGTAGCAGGGTTTTTAGGGTTCCATCTCATACGGTATAACGTATTTTGTCCTTTATCGATATAACCCTCACGAACAAATTTAGCTCCACCAATAATGGCTTTGGCCGGTGTAGTCCAACCTTCATTTCTAGCAAATGTTATAGCGTTGTTTGGATTGCTATCGAAAGCACCAATGCCAAAGTAGTTATACACTCCATACCTTCCACTAGCGAAGTTTGATTTGCCGTTACCACTTTCAAGTAAAGCATGTGCTATTAAATAGATTTCATTTACTTGATATCTTTTACAACCGTCTGCAAATGCTTTACCCTGTCCACTTAAAGTACCTTTACCAGAAAGTAATTGATTTAATTTACTTACAGGTATGCCTTGATATTTGCCTAAATTCAACATTTGATAACGTTGCTTCGAATTATTCCAAATGTTAGTAGGATTCATTGCATTGCTAGTTTGGGTTCTGCTCGCATGATGCCAGCCCCAACCACTATTTATTTGAGGGGCTGCACGCATTTGTCTGTCCAACGCCTGACCAAAAGTGTATCGACTTTTTTCAATTACAATTTTAGGCGTCGACGGCGTCGTTTTAACAATGGGCTTAGATGTGCTGGTAGTTTCTTTTGTTGCTTCATTTTGTGCTACAACATCTTTGTTTTTGTTGTTAACAACTGTCTTTATCTTAGATTTGGTAACTTTATATTCTGCTTTATTGACTAATAGGTTATCTTTATTTGAATATAATCCAACGGCAGACTTTGCAAGTTCTTCCAACTTCTCTTTTGGTGGGAATCCATCTTTTATAAAATCCCAGTTAACATGTTCTTTTAGAGACCGCCACATTCGATTATCCACTTTAATGTTTTTAAAATTTAAATCAATTTTATATTCTTCTAATAATGTTGCACCAATAATCATTGCCCAAAGTTCGTTTAATACAAAACCTTCTTTGTCGTCGCTATAGTCCCCACATACTTCTATTACAATGTTGTTAGGGTCGTTTGGATACTCGTAATCATTAGGGCGTGGTTGCCATATGGCTAGTCTATCAATATAATAATGCGGGTAATCACTTGAATTAATATATTTATTTCGGTCATTGTACAAATCGCTAACAGAGCGCATGCTATGCGCATTCCTTATTGTAATCCCTTTAACAGCACCAGTACGCCTTTGCCCCCACGCAACAAAATGCTCGAATCTATCAGGCGTTCCGAAGTCATCACGCTTTGTAGTGTATACAATCTCTGTAACTTCTTTAAATCTTACTTCTGGTTTAGACGGTTCTGCTTTTTCAAGTTGTACTTTCTCTTCTTCAGTTAATACTGGTTTACTTGGCGGTTTAGGCGCTGGTTTAGTAGGTTGGTCTATAATAACTGGCGCCTTTTTATAAGGAGGTCTAACAAAATGAGTTACACCATTGTAGTTGTGTGTGATTTTTTGAGCGATACTACCAGTCCAGTTAGCTGTGTACCAGTTCTGATCTCGTTTTATTCCACAATGGTCGTTAGTCATTGCGCGCCCTTTTAAGGACAGCTTTATATTTCTATAAAGACTAGACTATATCATCAACCGTTAAGGTCGCCTTCTATTTCCATTCACTTGAATGTACTCTACTCACTTCCACTTAAAAAAACACCTACAAATGAGTGTTTTAGTGTGTTTTCGATAGTCGTTGCACGTTCCTATAAATCATAGGCTTCGCTCAGGATTACCCTCGGCTTTACGTTAGGGCTTCCCCTGAATTAAGAAGGTTTTTCAATATTCATTTCTGAATAAAGGCGCTGTTTTATTTTCATTAGTGAATTATAAGCATCTTCAGGGTTATCATGTCGTTTTGTACGATATTCTTTTTTTGTTTATCTGAATTCTTCCTAGATAATTACCTTGCGGTGTAATTCTTACTCCTGGGTAAGATGTAGAGTTTTTAAAACCTTTTCGATTTAACATATTGCGAGAATGATATTATACTACAATCCACTAACTTATACCTATTTATTCAACGCTTACAAATTTACTTATACTACTAGGACCTACAACAATTGCAACATGCCCTGGATTACTTCCAGCCCATACCGCCCAATCACCTGGCAACGGTACAAAAGAAGGGGTATTTCTGTATATTTTAAAGTTATATCCTCTATAATTACTTTTAATGGCCATCGCATTGGCGTTGCCCCATGTTGTGAATCCCCAATACCTTTTAAGTATATAGTTAGGTAAATCCCAACATTGCATACCATAATAACCATCGACGTCAACACCTCTACCGCGCTTGGCAAGGTCAGACGCCCATTCTACAACATCTTTAGCTGTTGGTTTACCGCTAGTTGGTAAGGCCATGACATCACTTCTCTTTCATAAAAAATAGCCGACACCGAAGTGCCGACTCTTTTTAAACATTATTTACATCTACCGAACCAGAAGCAGCTCCAAAAACTATATCCAAATAGCATGGCAATCACCTCCTCAAATTCCAAATACAGTACGTAATATTGCAATGATTAATGAACCTACAATAGTACCTACTAAGCCAATTACATACATCTTCATTTCACGTATGTTCTTCTTGTTTGTTTCTTTATTCTCTTTGTCAATTTCTCTTTCTCTGTTGATTGAATCCAAAGTAAAATCCATTTTCTGATTGATAAGATTTTGACCGTGTTGTGCATCTTTTATTTGTTCCAAAGAGTTGAATATTTTTTCGTCGTTTTCTTCTAAACGGGACAACCTCCGTTCAGTTTCTCTTTGGTAGTTGTCTACCATTTCATCACTTCCAGTCCGTTATTTAAGCAACATACTCTACTCCTGTAATTTCTTTGTATTGCTCTGGCGTAATCCATTCTGCCCTTACAAATACTTTAAATTTTTCATTTGTATAAACACCTAAACTGTACATATATTTAAGACTTCCGAAACTCATTTATACTTCCTCCTTTGTAGCAAGTGATACAGACAATTCAGCTGTGACTTTTTGTAAATTTTTGATTTCTAAATCTTGCGCTGCGATTTGTGCCATCAATTCTGCAACTAACATATCTTTGCTAGGTGCTACTTCTTCAGGCTCATGTTGCTTTTCGAATTCTTCTTTAGATGCGCCAATCCATTTATTTTGATGTTGATCAAAATAGAACGGCTGATATAGTCCATCCGGTACTGGCACTTCAGTGTATTCAAATTCCGGATACACACTTTCGCCATCCTTATCTGTAAAAACTAAAAATGGTTGGCCGTTATCCACGTTATAAACTACTTTTTCTACATTCAATTTATTCACTCCTTAATTATCAATCCAATTCATTTCGCCATATAAATAACCGGTTTTAGTGTTCCACCCACTCGTTTCTCCGTTGACATAAAATCTCACTTCACCAGAAGGGCGAATCGTTACATATCCACCTGCAAACGCGCTAGATACTGGTACACGTACAGGAAATGACTGCGAATATTTTGTAAATGTAGGTGGGAGTTGAGCTACAACTTGTCCACTGGTTACATTCGAGCCATTCAAACGTAAATAATTAGTAGTGATGCCACCACTTATAACTTTACGATAAGCACATTTAAATCCGGTTTGTTCGCTATCACTATTAAACGCGGAATTAGATACTGCACCATTTATCAATAAAAATTCAATCCAACCAGTATCGTTTGGTTCGCTGATTTTTTGCCAATCCGTCCAACTATCAACACCTTTTTTAGTGCGAATATATACTTCATTCGATGTGTACGGTGTGTAATAAAACTTCATATAATTTTCATCAACAATGTACGCTGATAAAAATCCATTACTAACAACGTTTTTAGGACCATTAACAGCTGAATAAAGGTAATATAATCCAGATTTTGTTATTAAGTTAGAGGGGTTATTAAAATCTAAATCTCGAACGCTAATAGCCATTCCAGCATTTGTGGTTAAGGGCGATTTTTGCCAATCCAAAGTATTGATTTTAGCATCAACATCGTTAGGTGTCGCAAAAGCATTACTGTTGTATGCAGTGTTGAATTCTTGAATTTTACCATCAATATAACTTTCAGAATCGCTCACTTTTGTATCAATAGCTTTACTTCCTTCATCAACTTTAGCTTGTATTGATGATTCGCTATTAGTAGCCACAACCTCAACATCGTTTTTATATTGGGTCAGTAAAGACAACAATTCGCTTTTAGATGTACTAGCCACATTGTTTATTGTTGATGTAACTTCGTTTTTAATTATTTCCATGCGATCTAACGCTTGTTGACTTGCATCTTGTACTTGCGTTACATAATCTCCTAATGTTTCAAGAGACTTTTCAATATCCGCTACTTTTTCTTCCAATGCATTTTTTAAATCGTCGAACATTCTAAAGTATTGAACCTTAACCTCGCCTTTGATTTGGTTAGGCAATGAGTCGGCAACATAAAAATTAAACTTCCCTAAAGTAGCAATATCAGTTGTACCATTTACCGCTAATAATATTTGACCTTCACACTCGGTTTCAGTTGCAGCCTTCAAGAATTCATTAGGTACTGTCGCACCAACAATGCCACCACTAGAGTCTATAATTTCTAAATCTAATTGGCCCGACATGCTTCCATTTGACGACTTCAACCATAGATAACCAGTAATGTTGACTGGCCCTAATTGATAAGGGAATCCATTTCTATGCACAATGAAACGTAATTGAGCAGTATTGCTATCGGTATTATAAAAGCCTATCTGCGTTGATGAGATAGGCTTGTAATATGGTGTATTCTCTTGTTTTAAAACGCCGATTTTATCTAAATTTGTCATTCAGAGAAACCCCCTTTTGTTACTGGGTGAACATAGCAAACGGCTACGCCATACCCTTTGCTAGCATCATAAGGCGTGGTAACTTCCATAACTCTGTAATAACCATTCACGTTATCTTTAGTACCTTTACCGTTCTTAGCACGTAGCCAGTCCCCTTTTTGTACGGTATCATCAATTGCAATGTAAATTTGCCCTACAAGCCCTACAACATTCCATTCAGGACGTTCAGCACGTGATTCATAGTGCTCATTTTCGACATAATCTTCGCGTTCTACAGGCGCATCAATGTATTCTGAATACTCGTTACCTTTATCATCAGTCCATGTTTTCAATTGTTTTTCAGTGATAATGACACCAAACTCATCACGCTTAAATCTGTCTTTGTGATGGAATATTTGGTCACCTAAAATGATGCCTGCAGTCCCTGAAATAACCCCTAACGGTACATCGTTGTCTTGGCATTTACGAATATAACGTCCTTCTAAAGTTACAATCGTGCCATTTGCAATTGCTTGACCTGATTGTGATTCGAAATACTCCGCATAATCGGCAAAGTTATTGCTAGTTGTCACTTGTCCAGCAGTTTTAATGTTACCGCTTGTTGATGACATATCAATTTTGATATTAGCTGTACTTGCACCATTTGCACCATAACCTAGCAAGAATGCATAGTTACCACGTGATTTAACACCACGGCTATTAACAATTGTTTGACAATAACTACCAGGTATAGTTTCTGATTCGAGGGAATTGATTACCGCACTGCGTGAGCCGTGTGCTTGCGACCCCATACCAACACCTGCAATCCATGAACGAGCGCTGTGGGCGTATGAACCACCAGTTGAGGCTAATGCTGCACCTACTTCAGATAAAGCACCGCCACCAGTGACACCAGCAGACAAACCACCTTTAAGCACAGTTGGAACTTTTGAGTAAGTCTTTTTACTGATTACAGCTTGATTAGTATAACCTTCCGCTTGTACACCGATGATTTCAGCTGTATTATTGTACATCTCAATCGCGTTACCTGTTCCAGTACCTATTAAATTAGCACCAATAATCTTAGTGTCGTACACCTGACCGCCACCCGCAATACCAATGTATTTAGAAGATTTGAATAGGTTGACGTTAGCAAAAGTAACTTTTTTAGGTCTGTTCGCGCCACCCATAATCTTTAAATCGGCACTAGCCTCTGTAAACCCTTGAATGTTGACGCCATTAAACGTAACATTCTCAGCTCTGAATTGAACAACCACTACTGGTTGTTTAGCAGTCCATTTAGAATCACCAATTGCACTAAAATTGTTTACTAATACATTGCGATACGCACATACAACGATAGCACGTGGCGTAGTATTAGGATAAACTTCATTGTACTGTGGATATACTGCACTACAGTTATTTAACACTACATTGTAAGCAGTCTTAGATTGAGCGTCACTTGCTCTGTGATGCCCAATGTGTCGAATATTATAAGCTCGTGTATCACGTATAGACAAATGATTGTTAACAAATACATTTTGAGGCGCACACGCTGTTTCATGCGCTTTAATCTCAAGACCACCGTAGTTATTTTCTGACTTGTTATCAGAAAGAAAAATAAATTGTGAACCGTCATCAACTTCAATGCCGTTGTTATTACCTCCACCAACTGGATCATGTGAATAACAATCTGTAATCAGAATGTATCTACTCCAATGTGTAGTTATACCATCATCACCAAAGGTATGCGTTTCGCAATTATTCACATGCACATATTTACTTTCTAGCAATTCACTTGGTCTAGCGCCATCGCCACCGTAAAAGTATTCGTCTACACCGTATGTGACGTCAATACCGTGTAATAGGTTGTTATAGGATTTAATGTTGTAAATATAACCGTTCTTAACGCCTGCGAATCTTACGCCACTTGAGAGTGAACCTCCTGCAGGTTTCAACGCTCCACCTTGTCGCCCTCTATTACCATTTACACTGAAATTCTCAATAGCAATATTCTTTGCATTGCCACCCATTGTTAGGTTAGTAACTACAATTGCATCAGCAGGCGCATCATCTGCTAGTTTAATTGTTGTAATATCTTTACCTTGCCCAACCAAACGTGTGTTATTAGGTAATTTAAGGCCATAAACCTTATAAGTACCTCCAGACATAGTAACTTGAACATTACCATTGCCGAAAGCTTTTCTGAAAGCCTCTGTACTGTCTTTAACACCTGTAGGGTCTGCACCAAATTCATCGACGTTTACTACTCGATTAATTTTGTCTAATAAGTTTTTAAGACCTTTTTCACGGTCATTTTTTTCACGCAAAAAGTCGTGCTTCAATCGCTCCTCCAACGTATTGTGCTGGATTGCGTCAATTGATACACGACTTTGTCTAACCTCTTGTTGACCATTACCCAAAGAACCTAATACTAAATGGTCATTTACTTCGTTCTGATACCTTAACTCGTCTCCTACATTAGTCTTTTGCCCTTTTTTTGTGTAGTGAGTTACATTATCAGAATTATGAGCGTCTTTCTCATTTTTTCTATGATATTCAATATCGTCTGTTATTCCCTCGAAAGCATTCTCAATCTTTTCGTAGTTGCTCTCATTTTGACTTATAAATTTATCATTGAAAAATACATCTAATTTTTTAAATAAGTTTAATTTCAATCATTAAACCTCCTTGGCTACCAATTGGCCACTTGTATTTACTGTAATATTGTATTTTTTTCCATTTTCTCCTGTAATAACTAAACCGTTTGTATTAGGTTGAGGCGTATCGCTAATCTTATCTAATTTAGCTTTATCTTCTTTACTCATCAATCCATTAGATGCTTGTGTAGCAACTTTCATAGCTTCCATATTAAATCCATCGCCCGTCATTAGAACGGTGTAATTGTTACCAGCATCATTACTGCTTTTAAATCCATCTTTCATGAAGGATAGGTATTTACTACCTTCTTTAGCGTGTATTCCTAATCCGTTATATTCTAATGCGCCAGAAGTTTCGGTCACTTTAGTTACTGTTTTAGCAGTCGCATCAATTTTTTTGGAAACAGAATTTATAGACCTAATACCAGTGCTACCACCACCTAATCCATTAGCTAGGGTAGCTGCATTGTTAACACTTTTTTGATAACGGTCACGCCGTCTTTGGTCACCTAATACAACATCTTGACTTATAATTCTGTTATGAGCATCACGTTTAGTCTTAATCTCAATGATACGCACCTTATCGTTTACATCGATGATATCATCACGCACTGGTACTAAATCGCCAATACGTGGTATTGCGTCAGGAAATTGTTCTCTTAAACTTACAAAGTCGAGTGATAAAGAAGTTTTTAGTGACTGATCAATAATAGCCTCAATTTCTCTTTTCATTAGTTCGGGATCTTTGATACGACCATCTATTTTAGGCGGAGCGTCTCGCTTGCCGATAACCTTGGCTAGTGGGTGTGTATACTTTACACGTAAACCACCTTCTAGGAAGTTACCATCTTCTTCGAAATCTCCGTAACCCTCAATATATGTGTATACTTCGCTAGCATCTTCTTCTAACTTTATGTTGTTAGCATTTACCTTGCTTGAAATATAATATTTAGTCGTATTACTTACAAAAGGCTTTAAAGTGAATGTCTTAGTTGTTGCATCATACTCGTATTCAAGTCCGTAGCGGTCTAAACCAGCTTTAAACATGTCATACCTGGACTCGCCTTCCCCCGCATTTTCCCAACGGCTAGAAGGCACATGTATTGGTATTTTGAATTTGTAGCCAGTTCCTTGGAATACTAATTTAAAATACTCGTCAACTGTAAAACTACCAGTAACGTTAGAATAAATACGGGACACCATTAAATCATCAATTTCTTTTTCTCGCGCAGTAATACTTAAATACTGTTTATCTCCCTTACTCTTACGGTCAATAATAGTAATAACGTATATCTTTTTATCATCAGGCCCAGCAACTTTGTGTACCGTCCACATCTTCGATACCGCACTAATCAGATCGTGTGTATTTTCATTTTCTATAATATCGAAATTTAAACTACCGTCATCTTTTAATTTTTCGTTTACAACTGTTGGTGCATAAACAGGGTAGCCTTTACCAACCCTATTTTTTATCAAGAATGGCAAAGTACCACCACCTACCTATAATAAAATTTCATATCGAACACAATTTTTTGGACAGTTTGATTAATAGTGAAGTAATTCCACCCGAAATCAAAATATGGTTGAGACAAACGAGTGTAGTCATCGATTGATACACCGTTTCTATAAGTTTGTAATCCGTCAAACTTTATAGTGTCTCCTGCCTTTAAATTTAAACCTTCTATCGTCATTACTTCTGAATGTTCTAAGTTCCAACTAAACTTTTTAGTGTCTTGTCCTAATGTGATTGTTACAACCCTATCAAAAGTGAATTGGTCAATAGGTTTTGTACCGTAGTAATAAACATTGCCAGAATTAACATTCTCAAATGTGTATTTACGTTTAGCGCTACTAACTGGCATTTCTATTCCCATATCTGTAGACCATAAATAATTGGTATCTAGTTTCTCTAAATTTAAACTTCTACCAATACTTTGATAATAAGGCGTTTCTGAAGTTTCAAATTGCAACTCTATTTCTCCACTAGTACGATTTGTATCATAGTCACCAATGTTAACCAGTCTAAATTCTAATTGAAGCCCGCTTGCGTAGTTTAAATTAAATTCAAAGTCAGGTTCGTTAAACCCTTGAAAAGGTATCTCTACTAATGCAGGTACAAGTTCACGCAAATAAAACTTACCACTAAAAAGCGTGGCAAGTTGATTTCTTAAATGTATAGCTTGTGCTAACTTATCTACATTGTATTCAAGTGTTAATATCGCTTTTCTAGCGCTTTCCTTAACACCAGTGTGTAGTCGACCACTTAAACGTTCGATTTCTTCATAACTGTATTCACGATCGATATCACTTATATTTAGTGATTTAACAGTTACTCTATTGTTAGTAAAGGGGTTATCAGATACCCTGTACGTTTTATTGCTTACTACTTCTACATCTCTAACAATCAACTTACCACCACCTTAAGTGTAGAATTCATTACTATCCATATCTCTGATTGTATTTCTGATTAAATCTATGTCGCCTTCATTGGTAACTTGAATATTAACTACAGGTTTATTTGCCTCTGCTAAAGTATGTTGAACATCGTCTGTTAAAAATCCGTTCAAATCACTAGCGATTGAACTATTAAGTCCACTCAAATCCATTGAAGGAACTAAGTTAGCATCAAACGCACTTAACATCTGATTAGAAACATTCTTCACAGCGTCTACCGCTTTGTAAGCGTGGTCAGCTATACCGATTCCTAATCCTTGTGATACGAATTGCCCGATACCTTTAAATACTTTAGAAGGGGAATGTATTCCTAATACGCTTTTAGCAGCACTAACAGCGCGTTCTGCTACACCTCTAGCTGCATCAACAACCCAACCAATACCTGCCTTGACGCCATTGGCTAAACCTTGCATTAAGTATTGTCCGACTTCTATAAAGCTACCAAAGAAGCTACGTATTGCATTTAGTGCGTTCTGCATTCCATTGCGACAAGCGTTAACGACATTCCAAAATCCTTGAACAACAGAATTTAGGAAATTACGCATAGCTTGAATTATTGACTGAACCCATTGAAAACCGATTGAAACGATTAACGCTAGGGCTTGCCCCATTTTTGCACCTACAGTAGATACAACTTGTGAAAACCAATTTGATACAGAACTCCAAATTTGCGTAAGGTAATTGACTGTATTTTGCCAAATTTGAGACCAACTAGATACTGTTTGACCAGTAATCCTGCTATAAGTATCGAATAAAAATTGTTGGATTTGAGACCAAATTGATTGGATACCTGCCCAAATAGTTTGGCCAACATTCGAAATTGTCGTTTGTAAGGTTAACCATGCTCCTGAAAAGTCACCAGATAAAAACTGAATAAATGCTGTGAAAAGGCCAACTACTAATTGGATTGTTGCAGAAATAATCGTGCCTATTGCAGTGAATACTACTGAAACTATAGTCCACAAACCACCAAATACAGTGATTAGTGTATTTATAGCGGTCACAAAAACGCCTCCTAAGAATTGTTGGGCGAATTGCCCTATTTGCTGAAGGATTGGCATTATTGGTTGTAATGTTTCATTCACTTTTGTAAATAAATCGGTTAACCATTGTTGTATACCTGCTATCGCATTACCGATGCCGTCCCTTAACATATTCCACGCATTTATAACTGCCGTTCTAAAATCTTCGTTTGTCTTCCACAACCATACTATAACGCCGACTAAGGCCGTTATAACTCCGATTACAATCCAAACAGGAGCCGATATACCTGCTAACGCTCCACCTAATAAAGGTAAAGCTTTAGTGATTAATCCGATTGGCTTAGTAAGTAGCATAAAGGCACCTTTGAGTAAGTTTAAAGCACCTCTTAATATACCTGCATTCTTAACAAAGTTGATAATAAACCTTCCAGCTTGTAGCAACGAAACGCCAAACACATTGCCTAGAATTGAGCTAATGAACATTATAGGTGCCAACAAAGCCCAAAATGCACCACCTAGAATGGTTAGAATCCCAAAAAATCGTGCTACATTAGGATGCGCTTCAAATAGTGCAGCGGTAAACTCTACAATCTTACCTATAACTTTAAGTAATGCGCTTGCTATTGGTGCCATTGCAGTACCAAACGCTACTAACACTCTAACTATGTCTCCGATTAATTTCATGATCACTGGACCATTTTCTTGAACATATTGTACAAACTTCTTGAAACCTTCTGATTTACCAACCGTTTCCGACCATTCACGGAATTTGGCTGACATTTGTTCTAACCACTTAAATATATTAGTGGAATTCTGACCAAATGCTTTGAGTAAGTTGTTTATACCAGCGAATGTATTTTTGAAGATATTACCAATGATTGGTAGGTTAGTCTTTGTATACTCCATAAACTGTTTAATAGCATTCTGTCCTTTAGCGCTATTAACCCATTTGTTAAAGTCCTCGCCTATTCTGCGCAACCATTGTGATGACCATTTAAAAAGGGGCATTAATTGTGTAAACATACTTACCATGCCTGCGCCAAATTGACCGCCTGCACGTAGTAAATCTCCAAATATAGCTACACCAGTCGTACCCATTTCTTTAAAGAAACGCTTAGCAACTTGGCTTGTTTTAGCCCATTTAAGAACGCTAGCGCTTGCTTTTTCCATTTGTGATGCAACACCACTAAAGAATGGATTTAACCCTTGTAGAGCAACTTTAACGGCATTTAAACCATTAGTCATGGTATTGAAGATTTGAGCTTGATTTTGTTTAATAATAGATGCCCACGTATCCTTAACGCCTTCTAAAGCACGTTGGTAGGCTCTAGTTTCATTTGTAGCTTGTAAGGTTCCGTTTTTTAACATAGTTAATGCACTGATAGCCATAGCGCCAAATCCGACAAAACCACCTGCCGCTATTGCTAAAGCACCTGATAACGCTACCGCACCACCAGTAACTACTTTTAACGCATTACCTACCGCCATAATAGCTGGTACCAATCCTGCAATAACGGGTATTAATGCTTGAAATGATGCAATTAACATACCTTTGATTTGTTGACCGAATACTGTACCAAATGAACGGATACGTCCTGCTAAATGGTCCATTTTGTCGCTAAATTCACCTAAAGCCTTGCCACCGTTATGCCACGTTTCAACCATCTTAGCTTTTAGTAAATCCCACTTATTAACATCTACATCAATGTTAACCGTATGCTTTCGAATAGCTTTTAACATCGCCTTAGTAGTGAGTATAGCTCTTTTTATGGGGCTAGTATCCCCATCTATATTTACAGTGTGTTCTCGCCATTTTTGAGCCATTGCTTTTGCTTTGGTTAATGCTCTTTGAAACTTATTCGTGTTGGCTGTAATTTCTGTTTCAATCTCATTAGGTATAGATGTTTTAGCCAATCTTTGAGCCTTACGTACTCCACGTTCAAAGTTACTGATTATCGCATTAATACGCGCAACAAAGTTTGTATCCATATTACTCTCCTTTCTTTTTGAAGAATAATGCCTCCGCCTCTTCAATTTGTCTTTGTCTTAATGACTTACGTTGTTCTACGATTCTCTCTTTATCATGTTGGATTGTTCGAACATTCTTACCTAGATTCTCACGCGCTTTAGCAATCTGTCTAAGCATTGGTTTAACACCTTTTTTACTTTGTGCCATTGCGTTAGCAGTCGCTTGATGTAAATTAAACTCTAATTGATCTAACTCACGTTCTCTGGCGCCTCTAATCCAATCTTGCCATTCTTTAGGAGTCATTAAGTACAATTCTTCAGCGTTTATATAACCTAAGTATTGAGCTGTTTTAATCCTAATTTCACTGTAATTTAATAAGGTTCTTTGCCCGTCAGTGTTGTGTACGTTGCCTTCATAAACGGAAGTGCGTTTTTCGCTTCCTCTTTGTCTTCCTCTTTGACTAACTTCGGCGCTTGATTCATTTGGAACCAGAACATCTTGAACTCTTCCTTGAAAAAACCCGATTCACCCAACACTTGAATAGCACCTTGTAACAATCCAATCGTACCGTCTTTTTCTTCAATAACTTTCAAAATAGCGTCTTGGATATCTTCTTTAGATGGACGTTGTTTAATGTGTGCTAGCGCGCAATCCCAAAACTCTACAATAGCAGTAGTCTTACGATTTAGAATCCCTTGCATTATGTGGTGATAACCCGATGCTTTATTCCCCTCTGAATCTTCTTTAGCGTACTTTTCGGCATGAATATCAAACATAAAAGTACCTTTTGCTTTATAAGTAATATCATTAATTTCTAATTCTGTAATTGGTTCAAACTTTTCCGCTTGGAATACATTTTGTTCGCTCATTAATGGATAACCTCACTTTTTAAATATAAAAAAATAGGGGCGCAATGCCCCTTAGCTTATAAGACTTCTGAATCAGACCCTTCAGCATTACTAGCTGTAAAAGTCTTGCTAGTTGACTTACGTTCTTCCAAATCGCCTGTATATTCACCAGGTTTTTCGAATTCAACAGTAGTACCAGCAACAGATGCATCTAACCATGATGGTGGCAATTCTTCGAAAACACCGTCAGCAGTGTTAAATTTTACTTTAACTGTTACTTCAATTGTATCTTCCTCATCATCAAACGAATTACCATATTCTTCAACAACTGTGTAACCGAATGCAGCATGATACCCGTCTTGTCTTTTTTTCTTTTCAATTAACCAAACTTTGATTTGTTTGCGGTCTTTAATCGCTGTTTTAAATTGGTCTTGCCCTTTGTCGCCAGGGATACGACCAAATGTTAAATTAATTTCTTCTGCTACAGATTGATAAGAGTAATCAGTCTTGCCTGCTACAATTTTTTCTGATAGCTCTGAAGAAATTTTAGTTTCGCCTTCTTGCAAGTCTGATACTAATAACCCCATAACACCTAACGTATTATTAGTCGGCTCACAAACGGCAATGTAACCTGTACTCATTAGCTACACTCCTTCTTGTAAAGTCTTATGACGTACTCTGTATAGCAATCGTAGTACGCCATGTTTTGTAAACTGATCTATGTCAGTAAATACTTGAGAATTATCTTTTTTAATCCAATCTATTTCATAATCTCTAAAATCTAAATGTTGTCGACATGCGTAATTAAGGTACTTCAACAACTCTCTTGCCTCTGCACCATTCTCATATTGGCTATACACATGAAATGTGATGCCTATAGTCTCACGCATACCAGGTGAGCGTTCGCTTTCCGTCACATTCGATTCACCCACCACAATATATGGGTAAGCGACGTCTTTTTGAACGCAATCAAAAACCCTACCACCAACTAATCTGTCAGTAATAGGGTTCTGCACCAAATTATTTATGATTTTGTAATACAAAAGTGGTTCCGCCGTTACCCACATATTAACAACTCCTAGCTAAAATATCGTTTGAATACTTTTCTACCTTCGTCGATAGCAGGTTCCCAAAATGGCTGTGGCATTTGTCCGTAGGTGGTGTGCCATTTACCGTTAGGGTCTTTGTAAGTCCACGGTATTTTATGCGCTCTGCTCCCTTTAGTACTATAAATGCCTGTACCATAATTCACATATACTGCATAGCTACTGCCTATTTTTACAACACCAGTAAACCCACCATTTTCAAAATCAACAGTCGTTGATTGTCTTAAGAATCCAGTATCAACTGGCATTAAGTGAATTGCAGTGTTATAGATTTTAAGTGTTGTTTTAGCAATCCCTTTTTTAACCCAATCTTCCATTTCTTCACGATAATCTCCCAACTCTGCTACAAGTGATTCAGCACCGTATTTAACCTTTGCCATTTGGTACCTCTTGAAGTCGAGTGAGATTGACCTCATGCATACCACCTTGGTCCACTGGATAACCTATAATTTGGTAGATTCTACCCTCGTATTTAAAGTAATCTTCTGTATTTATTGGTATGTCATACCGAGTATATAGGTTTCTGTCGAAAGATTTACCCATTTGATGAAATTTAAGGCTTTCTGATGTTGTCGGAGTATCCATAAAGCCATTAAAGGTTGTTATATCTTCATAATTTACGGTTGGATTGGGATAACTATTCACTTTGGTCTTTTTAACTTTAGTGATTGTGTGAGGGAATTCGTTGTATGGATCAAACATAGCATCACCATCTTAACTTTCTATAGGGCTTAAGATACTTATACATCGAACTAGGAACATCTGTAACATACGTATAGCTAACCGTCCCCATTGAACGTGAAGCTATATTGCCAGATGCACCATATTTAATGCATTCAGCAATAAACTTCTTCACGCCGCCAGGTAATGGGTCAGCAAACGTTTGATTACAATATTCTTCTGCCACTTGTTTATAAGCTAAAATTAACTTATTGATCACATCGTCGTTTGAGACGTCATCAATACGTGTTCCATTCAGCATTTTGACATCTAGTGCATCCATTATTTAGCACCTTCTAACGCCTCGATTAAATCAACTTTTTTACGTGTTGATACATCATCAATACCCCGTTGCTCTGCTAATTCTCTTAATTCGCTCAATTTCAGTTTGTTTAAGTCGAGTTTTGAAATAGCGACCACATTACGACGATTGTTATCTGATGAAAGTTCTTCGATTCGTTTTTGTGTAGGCTTTATACCTACACGTGGATAAATGTCACCAATCTTGTATAAGTGATTATCATCTTGTCCATCTAAAAATTGCACTTCAACCTTATACAATGTCATTGGTCATCACCGCCTTATAATACTTCGCTATCTTTAGTAATTTTAACTACTTTTGATTCGTCATAAAGGTAAGCAACGTAGTGCTTGTCTGAGAATAATGCAGTGGATTTGTGTGATGCATGACGTTCAGTTTCTAAGAAAAAGTCACGCTTAGTAATAAGTTTTACCGCTCCTCTTTTAGCTAGAATGGCTTCTCCCTCTTTAATTTTAGGACTACGTACAATAATTGCTCCTAATGCCTCTCCGAATGCACCTTTAACAATTACGTTATCACCTAATAAAGTAGCACGTGTGAAGTTATCGGTAGCGCTTGCACGCAATTTTCCAGCATCTAGTGGGTTCACAAATAAAACCATTGGTTCTAAATCTTCATCATTAAATTTATCAATTGCTGTTTGTAAACCATCTAATTTAGTGATGTCTGCTTCTACTGTTAGAGTAGCTCCTTGAAGCGCTTCTAATACGTCATTATCTACTTTATTAGCGATTGCTAAACCGTGTTGACGTACTGCTTCACCTTTTGGATCACCGTAACCTGATAAAAGTGCTTCGTCTGTTAAAACAGTACCTTTACCAATTTTACGAATAGTCGCTTGGCGCTTTTTAGTTTCGATTAAATCGATTGGAATTTCTTCACCTTCAGGCACTACTTTTGCATCCCCACTGTAAACAAATGCTGGGAATGTAATTGTGTTACCAGGTTGCCCTACTAACGTGTTATCGATGTCCGCGAATTGCGCGAATTTTAATTTTTTATCCAATTCTGCTTGCATCATTGGAGCCAATACTTCCGGATTGACCATATTGGCAAGTTTAGTCATATTTTCTAACGCCATGAATAATTACCTCACTTTATTGATTTAATAATTTTTCGTACGTTTCACGATGGTTGTAAAACAAGTCCTCACGTTGAGCGACTGTCATTTCGTCAAATTGCTCTTTTGTGATTCCTGTGTTAATTGCATCTCCATCGTTAGGAGTACGCCCTGTAGCTTTGTTATCAGCAAATAAATAAGGTTTAGACTCTTGCAGTGCTTTTACTGCATCTTCTAAACCTTTAACGTTGCCATCTTCTTGAAGTTCAAGATTACTTTTGTCAAGCATCAACAGAACATCGTTAGCGTCATTTGCGTCTTTAGCAACTGCTAATTTGATGGCATTATTCAGTTGTGTTTCTTCGTACTTAGTTTGCCAATCTGCATTTTCTTGTTTGACTTTATCGAGTTCTTTTTGAATCTCGCTTTCGTCCTTAACAGATTTTTCTAAGTCTGCAATTTGCTTATCACGGTTTGTGATTTCAGCTTTCAAATCTTTAATATCGGCGTTCTTATCATTAAGACGTGAACGTGGTACCATTCCTGATTGAGATTCTTCCACTGTATCAAGCACTTTCTGCTTATCTACTTCACCGTTAGCAAATTGATCTAATAATGCACTTAATTCCATTAAAACTACTCCTTTTTACGTTTTTTACGTGCAACGCCACGAAGAATTTTGTATAAAAAGAAGCAGTTTAACGACGTGCTAAGGTCGAGCAGTAGGTTGCTATCCTTTACGTTTTCTTTTCTCCCACTCACGATAGGTCATGTGCGGGATTACTTCGGTTGTTCCATCGTCATTACGCACTCGCATTACACCAGGTAAATCATCTTCGTCAATGTAATACAACAACTTACAACGACAGTTAATATTCTCTTTTGCGCTAGCTACACCAACAAATAGATGCGGTGCTGGGCCTACACAACCACTTGATTTAAAATTGCTATCTATATCCACAGACTTACCATCTAAATGACGATGTGTGTCACGTGTGCGCGCATCTTTAGTAGCTGACCAACGCTTCATCATCTTAAATCCGTTATCTTGCGCTACTATAGCACTGTCTAATCCTGCTTGTGACATCGCTCTGCCTGCCTCTGTACGTGCCACTCGCAACGATTGAGCCTTAGCCATACCCAAATCATCACGTAACGCTTTGGCTATCTTAGAAAAACCCTCACCACTCATAATCCCTTGCGTAATGTGTATGCGAATGCGCTTAAGCACCTCATTACGATGTTTCTGCAATGTTGGTACTAGTCGGATAAACTCAATCGGTTGTTCAATAGCAATATTAATAACGGATGCAGTAGGTACATCAAATCGCATTGACGATTGACTAGCCATTTCATACAAATAAAGACTCATCATATACTTCTCGATGTAAGCATTATGTTGAGTCTCTTTTATAGCTTTGGCTACTTGGTTATAATCTTCGGTCAGCATTTGCCCTATACGTGCAAGTTCTTTATTCAAGCGATTGTATTTATTAAATTCAGTCCATGTAACATGAGGGTCGTCTGATTTGTACTTTTCAAACATATCCGCTAACTCTTGATTGATTACTTTCAATCGCTTAGCGAATAACACTTCAAGTTCTTTTACTGACCTTTCAATCAGTTGTTCGATATATTCATCAATTTGTTTCTGATTCGTTATCTTGCGCTCTGTCATTAGCGTCACCCTCTAACGGTGGTAATTGTTTATTGAAGTCAATGTTATCTTGCTCTATACGTTCTAATTCTGCCACAGGGTCATTTACCCACGGATGATTAGTAACGACAGTCTCTTTTGATAAATATTGCGATTGTACGCCAATCTGTGATTGTTCTAATTCATTAACCATTACATTAAAGTTAAATGTGATCTCGACATCTTGTACTTTAATATTGAGCTTATAGAAGTCAATAATGTACTGTAGTAACTCTTGTAAGGCTGTTAAAGTTTTATTCTTAAGCTTATTCGCCTTTAAATCTAAGTTGCTATACATAAATTTAAGTGCAATTCCCGACGGACTGTTACCGAATTTATCTTGTTGGAAGTCAACACCTTGCCCAAACTCAATAACGTAATCACGTAGCATATCCAAATACTCTTTAGATGACTGTACAGGTACTTCGATTTGAATCGTATCTACACCGCTACCGTCACCATCTACATTAATTGCTTTGTAGTATTTCAGATTGCGCATAAACTCATCTAAATCTTGCCCCTCGTAACCCTTTAAGATGTATATCAATTCGGTTGATTCATCGAATGTATTCTGCGTATCAGATAAACGCTTATCCATTGCATCAATAATTGTCTTGTACATGAATAAATCGCTCATCTCTTGCGGATTGTTCTTAAACGGAATAAAAGGAACACGTCCCCAACTCACACTTTTATTACCAACGTAATAGTGTGATTGAATGTGTTCCTCTCCGTGATAGTAATCAGGAATAAGTATTCCATCTTTATATTCATAGTATGTGACATCTGTATCCGTCCAATACTCAACACGTTCAGACCCATCTAATCTGTAATACCTAATAAACGCTTTTAACGTGTCACGCTCTTTATTCGTCCAGATAGGAATAGCTTGTTCTGCAGGGACACGAAATGTCTTGAATTCTCCATTCTCATCAACATAGGGTTGAATCCATTCAACACCTTTATTACTTGCTGCAGTAAGTATATCCACTAACTTATCGTCCCATTTGTGATTTAACACTTCTTGTATCGTTTTAAGCGATTTGTCATCATCACTTGAAAATGTCACGGGATTAGCTACTGTATAAGCTACCTTTTGGTCTACTAAATTCTGATGATAGTTGGTGTACATACGCCAGTCAGGTTTTAGCGGGTCAATTTCCCCTCTGTTATCCAACTTAGGCGCTAACCTTAATACGTCAGGGTCATGGTTGTAATACCTTTCGCCTACCGTAATATCTTCTATTTTTGGTTTATGATCATTGATTAAGCGGATTATCATTTCTTCTTGTGTTTCGTATTTAGGTTTAATCTGCTCGACTACCCGTTCATGATAGGGCTTTTCGTTCGGCCAAAATATAGCAATCACCTTCTTTACGTTAAAATTGAAATTTTGTTCTGTCGCATGTCACGTTCTAGTGCATAACGTGTGGCGTCAATAGTATGGTTATCTTTGTCTTCTAATTTAGGTTTAACATTACCGTCTTTATCTGTTTCGAAGTCGATGTTCTCAAATTCACGAGCAATATTAGGTGTGCGGTTAGGGTCAATCACAATAGCTTCTAAATCATTTAACCATTGCTCTCCATATTCAACCGAATCAGGACCCTTTTTAACTCCTTTAATACGTTTAATCCCGTGTTCTTTTCGCAATTCATCGATTGACTTAGGCTCTGCGCTATCTGCGTATATATCATCACTCTGATATCCCTTTGACCATAGCCACTTACCAAACTGCCTATTACTGATTTGAACGCCATAATACTCATCTACAGCGTATATAATGCGTTTCTTCTTGTCATAGTGCCAACGTACAAAAGCTAAAGGGTCAGTCGCATACCCGAAGTCAACCGCGTTACGAATGTTGTCAAACGACTTAAATAACTCATCAGGTATTTTCTCAATCTGTAAGTTATTGAATGGTACAACACCACTACCAATAGCCTCACCTAAATATTCCCAACGATAACGTAGCTCATTACGCTCTTTCGCAGCCTCTGCCTCATCAATAAACTGTTTAGCGATGAATGGGTTGTCTAAATATGTAGAGTGATGTACAAAAGTGTTATCAGGTTGGAATGAGCTTTCATACTTTTTGTTAACCCAGGACTGTTTACGTTTAGGCGGGTTGTAACTAAAAAAGAATTTGTAAAATAATCCATCGTCTAACTCACCACGTAACATTGAGTTTGTAATCGTAGTAACTTCATCTTCGGTTTTAAACTCTGCTAATTCCTCTATCCACATAATAGAAAAAGGGAATCTACTATCTTTCAACGACTTTAATCGTTCAGGGTTCTGTGCCCCTCTAAAGATAATCCGATTCCCTCTAGGTAAATATGTTATTTCCATTGGTGACACTTTAACTTTGAATAAGTGTGACACCTTTTGTTGTTCTATTGCCCATTTTATTTGCTCAAATACAGACGTTGCTAGTGTGTTATCCGTCTTACGTACAACTATCGCATTCATCGGGTAACGCATGATTAATTGTGTAATGATAATCGAAATGTCTGATGATTTACCACTACCACGTCCACCTTTACCCACAACATTAAGTATGTTTGTATCCTTAGTAGCTCTCCATAAGTCATGGAAGTGCTGAGGTATCAGTTCAGATAGTTTAATCGATGTCGTCATTGAACGTCACCGCACCTTGCATTGAAAATTCTTGTTTCTCAACAGGATTGTATCCAGTTCGATCTAAAATATCTTTCGACGCTTGGAATCTTACAAGCTCACTCTTAGCATCTAATAAATTAATCATGGTTTGCAGAGCTTTAGGTACTTGTTTTTGTAAATGTTCCGCTTGATAACCTTTGAAACCTTCTCTAAATTTATCGTTAGCCTTCCACCTAGATATAGTCGCACGATTAACATCAATTTGTTCTGCAATATCCATGTCCTTAGCGCCAGTATCTGTCTTAATCTGAATATAGGCTTGTTGTTTTTTGGTTAATTCTAAATACGCTCCAAATGTTGCGTTATTTTGCATATTAGTCATCTCATATATCACCAACTCTCACGGTTAAGCACCTTATTTTGACGTATAAAAAAGACGCATCATTATAATGCGTCTCCACTAATAAAATATTTTATGAAGTCATTTCCTAATCCTGAAATAGACACACTGTCTTTTGTTTTATTTTTAGTTTTCTTGTTATAACTTACTTTTAGCCTCTTTTTTGAATTGTTGTTTTTTAGGTAATCGGCAATATTAATTATATCTTTTTGAGCTTTCTCCATAGACTCTATAATTTCATCAATGTCATGTTGCAAATAATTTTCTGTTTTACTTTGAAGCAACCCATTTCTCAATAAATTATTTTTTGCCGCTTTATATCCTGTATCAGTTATATTGAAATTATGAATTATCTTTCTAGCCCACATTTCTTCTCTTTCATAGTCAGGAATACTGTATTGTTTCAATATCTCTATCTCCAAAATAGTTATTCTATCTAGTATAGAGAAGTATAATATTGATATATCATATGAGAAATTATGCTTTATTGAGTTCAAAACTCCATTAGATATATATTTGATTTTTTCCTCTTGTTTCGCCTTAGCAGAAGTTTCGGATCCTAATATATATAAATCGTCTATCTTTTCGCTATATTCTTCATCATTAGTATTGTTTGCTTTTTCAAGAATATCCAATCGTTTAAACAATTCTTGTATATATATACTTTGATTTTTTATGGCCTTGTTTTTCATGTGTCCACTAATAGCATTTCCCATTATAGGAACAAGACTTGCAACAGCATCCAGCGCTGTATTCGCCATGATTTCGCCCCCTATACTAAGAGTTTCCGTTTTTAATTCCTCTTTAGCTTCATCTGCTAAGTTGCTACTGACTGCGTCTAATAAACTAGCTAATACGTTACCCATTCTTCCACCTTCCAAATTCGTTGTATAAATATCATACAACAAAAAAGACACTGCGCGTAAACAGTGCCTAGTGATTATGTTTTGTTATTGTATTTGAGTTTTATACTCATATGAATATATACTAACCAATCTCATACACTCATATCAGCATAAAGTAAGACGCCCAGTTACTCTGGACGCCTAGTCTAGTTACTAATCAACTTCACTAAACACAGATGAAACCACAATTTTGAAAGGAGGGAAAATATCAGTCATCGCAGTGCTTACATTAAGCACATATTTATTATATAAAACTTTCAGATATACTCAAAACACTGTCATAACAGTCATTAGTGTCATTTTCGTCACTGTAATAGGTATATCTTCTCTGCCAACTCATCACGTCTTGCTAAGAAGTTATTACGGTTCAATTTAGCATTAGGCATTTTCTTTATGATCTCATCTCTTTTGTAACCCCTTTTAAGTAATTCAAGAAAACAAAAATCTACTTGCCCTAACTTCTGTTGTGATTTATTAATAAACTCAACCTCTTTTAACATCTGCGAAAACCTTTTATTCGCTCTATCTAACCTAACAACAATATCCTCCACCTTGCTGCTATTCTCCCCTTGTCCTTTAGGTAAAGTAGCTTGTATCCCATATTGTGCAATGGAGTTACTATCGTATTCAGGCACTACATCAGCTAGTACATTACACTTCATCTTATGTGTACCAATCATATTAAGTATAGCTTCTTTACTGTACATTACGTTCCTCCTCAAAGTGTCTCAATCTACTTTCTAATACTCGCTTTTCGTATTCTCTAGCCTCTAACTTACCTTTAAGCTGAGCATTCTCCGCGATAAATCCCACTAGTAGTAATGTATATATCACAAACAATATAACCCACCACATCTAATATTCCTCCGTATCAACTTCATCTTGTAGGTACATATCATTCATCAGCGCCTTAGCGCCCTCGTATATCAAAATAGTAACTAATGTGTGTAATACCACTCTTAAATACTTCATTTGATCACTCCTTATTTAATATGTCTTTAATCTTTTGTAGTATGTCTTTACTACTAGATTCCTGATGATCCGAACCCTTTTTCTCCTCTTGCTGATACATCGTCAAATTTCTCCACTTCCTGTAACTCTGGTGTAACGATAGGGACAATAACTAACTGTGCGAGTTTGTCGTCTTTGTTGATTTGGTATGTTCCAACTTCATATTCGCCACTATCAAAAGGTTTAAATTCAGATTCATCTACACCTATAACTTTAAGGCTAGTAAAACTTCCGGAACGCTGTGCATCATTCTTAATATTAATCTTCATATTTCCTGTGAATCCTGCATCAATCTTACCTGCTTCAATCACAAGATGGGTCTTACTACTAACACCACTTCGACTAGTAAGTAATCCTACATAACCTTTCGGAATATTCACAGCTATGTCCGTCGCAATTAATGCTTTGTCTTGTGGTTCAAGTATTACTGTTTCAGCTGCATAAATATCAAACCCTGCGTCTGTTGAATGGTTGCGTGTTGGTAATGTTGCGTTCTCCGATAATAATTTGATTTGTAATTGTTCCATTTACTCGTCCTCCTCGTATTTAGGTATCCCTCTAATAGCAGCAAACACAGGCCGTATATAGTTTCTACTCTTAAAATGACCGTAACCCTCTTTATATTCAAACCCTTTTTTCTCCAAATATTTTTTTGCATCTTCGTGAGATTCGAAATAGTATTCTTCGAAATGTTTATCGCCGTCACATTCCCAACAGACTATCGTATAAATACCTTCCATTCACTCGTCCTCCTAATATTTATTCCTTAGATACTACCAACTAGCCCTTTCAATTCTTTTTTCAAAATATGGCAGTCTATCGTAAAATTCTTTAGCCTCCGTTTTGTAATCAAATCTTTTAATGTGCGATTTGCCATCGTCATCTATCCACAATACATTCCATTCACTCATAGTTAATATGTCTGACGCATCTTGTAAAAATCCAAACATTTCTATTTATCCTCCTTGGCGAGATTAAGTGTTCTAATTTCGTATAGCACATTTACAATAAAAATTGCCGTGACAAAAGCCAAACCTCTTATCCCTTCAAACCCAGTAACCAAGATAAATAGCGCCATCACAATCAACATAAATAGCAAACTACACAACCTAGCTACGTACTTGTTATTGAATCGATGATGCAGAAAATATTCCGTTAATACACAAACAACAAAAGTAAATATAAGCGTCCATGCAGTCATTTACTCGTCCTCCTCATTCCATTTACTACCTTCCTTAACGAATCCACGTACAGTCAATTCATGACTCAATCTGTATTCGTTATCGCCTACTCGATACCACACATCAGCTAGGTATCTTCCGAATGCATCCGATTTATACGTCTGTACATATACATCGTTATCTAACACAACTTGAGTAGTAAATGCTTTAGATTCGTTGTAGCCAGGCTTACCACGCTCTGGTGTGTCCACACCAAGCAACCTAACACGCTTGATCGTGTGTGTTTCAAATCCCATATCTAAATCGATAACCAATGTATCCCCGTCGATGACACGCAATACCTTAGCTTTGAAAATGTATAGTTGTTTATCTAGTGTCATTCTTAAGCACCTCGTCTAATTTGTGTCGTAAATTGATGTACCACGTGTTGTGACTGACTGATAGCTTGTAATTGATGTGGCGTGTGAATAAATCCACCACATCGTCTAGTTTGCGTTTGTACATGTCTCGCTCTGCACGTAAACGGGTAATGTCTTCGATTAATGAGTCACGTTCTAATTTGTGATCCGTCATTCAACCATTCCTCCATCACGCCATATCAGCGTCATTGTATAGTCGTCGTTGAGCATGTAGAAGGCTTTAGATACATTAGTTTTTTCTTCTTGAATAGACGTGTTATACATAGTTCCAGAGCAATTAACACTTTGCATATATTCGTATGCTTCTACTAAATTAGGTATTTTTGTTTCCTCTGTGATTTCTTCTTCAACTTCAACTTCAAATGTTTCATCAGGCTCTATCAAATTAGGTTCATCAATACTAATCCAACTATCTTCATCGAAGTAGAAGTATATCCCTCCTCCAGAACTACCTATAAACTTTTTATTTTTTATCCTATTCTCCCCAGCCCATTTAATAAGTTCTGGTAACGTCATTTCCTTTTTAACTTTAATCTTTACCATTCCATTCGTCCTCCTAACTACTTTTTTTCTAATTGATCAACTTCTAAAATTCTTAATACCTCTTTAAATATTTCTTCTAGTACTTGAACCACTATGCTATTGCCTGCTTGTTTGTATAACGTTCCGTTTGTTGCATTCTTACGTGTAGGGTGCTCGCCCAAAACTTTGTAATAGTCCTCATCGTCAAAGCCCATTAGACGCCAACATTCAAGTTCGGTTAACAATCTATATTGGCCGTTGCCAATCGGTACTATTCCGCTATTTGGACATCTGTTCTGTTTGGTTGTGATTGTCCACGAATATTCAGTGATTGGTTTTAATCCGCCACCAAAACCACCACGCTTATTTATCATCTTTAGCATAGACGGCGTCTTGATTGTGTATTTATCTTCTGCCTTGTCTAATAAGAATTCTTTAATATCCCTCATTGGCTTGTACTGGAGATTATTAAAGTTGAACCAATGGCCGTTTAACATGCTTACAACAAATACACGTTCACGCTTTTGAGGTATACCAAAGTCTCTGCTATCTAGCACTTCATAATTGCTCGTATAGCCTAGTCGTTCTATTTCGACAAAGTACTTATTAAAGTTGTGTACCATGTCTTTTGCAAGTACGCCTTTGACGTTCTCCCATATAACAACTTTCGGTTTCCATTTGCCCATGTTCTCGATGATTCGGATTGTCTCCCACATCAAAGAAGATCGTGTTTTGTCTTCGTCATTACCACCTAATCGCTTTCCTGCTCGACTGAAGTCTTGGCAAGGACTACCATGTACCAAAATGTCCGGTTTTAAATTCCAACCGACAACCGATTGAGGTTTGTGTAAGTGGTCATATAAAGCGTTATAGGTTCTAACAGACTTTTCGTCTATCTCCACGTAATCAATAGCTTTGTGCGGGTATCCTAGATTCAATAACGCTTTTCTTGGCGCACCTATACCTCCGAACAATTCCAATATTTTAATCAATATCCAATCCCCCTACACATCAAATATGCTAATCTGACTACCTAATTCCTCTGCATACATCAGATTGTGTCTAGCTTTAAAGTCATTAAATTCCTTAGTAGGATAATAACCGTCAATATGGCTATACTGTCCTTTAGGCAAACCAATCATGACGTAACCCCCGAAAGTTTCTCTGACAATTAATACTTTTTGTCCTGTTGCATTGTATAAGTGGAAACTATTCATGTTTTAAGTCTTCCAATATCTCCTCAAACGTCTGAATGCCACGTCCTTCAGTGATTTCTAAAATTACGCCGTAAACGTATTGATTAATCGAGAACTCTTGTCTGTCCTGCTCTTTCGAAATGTGTCCTGTACCTTGTCTAACATCTGTACATTGGACGTATACTTTAGGTGTTTTATTAACGCCAGTACTCAATCTCGATAGGTCTTTTAACATGTATTGTGCAAATCCCATTTCACAAATCGTGCCTTGATTGTGTGGTAGATAATCGAATATTAGTATTTGACTTGTCGTCATACCTAACGTGTCGTTATCCACAATCCGTTCTGCTAAGCCATCTTGATTTGCATTATCTTTATCATTAATATCTTTATCATCTTGTGGCGCATAAACTTTGTAACCTAATTTAGTCAATTCTGCTTTTTCGTATTCACGTCGCATTTGGTCTCCTATATCTAACATGCCACCGCCTAAATATATTTGTTTCATCACTTGTCCTCCCAATGATCAAACGCTCTCTGCAAATACCATCGCGCCTTTGCTAAATCCTCTTTACCATTTTTATGTTGCGCCCTGCTGATATATTTAATTGCATTACCAATCGCAAATGCCATTGCTGCAGGATAGTCTTTAGTGACCTGCTCAATGTAATCAATCACTTCAATGTCGCCGTATGTGTAGTGTGGTGGTTGATTAACCACATCTTTATTAGTCATAAACAACCTCCCAATCGTCGTCATCTGTAAGGTAATAATAAAATCCATTTTCTAATTCAATTTCGGCGTTCTCTTTGCCTTTGAAGTTATACTTAAGTTCAGTGACTTTGCCTTCATACAGTTTTTCGTCCACATAGAAACCGACGTGATCATCAGTGTTTAATTCTCTTATTTTCATTAAATCACTCCCGATTCTCTCTCTATTTCAGCTATATCAACTTTAATCGCAACCATTTGACCATTTCTCTTACCTTTTCTGTAGCTTTCAGCTTCTCTCTCAAGTGTTTTAGTAGCCAACAATGTACTGAAAGTGCCTATCGTTATATTCAGTTGCTTCATAACTTCACGCATTGTACCCGATGCCACGACTTCTTCGCCTTTATAAACAACATATTCGTATTTAGCTACTCCCATTTAAATTCCTCCTTTTTAAATCAATTGTTGTCGTCCATAACAATCAACCTTGTATGCGCCGATTCTTATATTATCTGATAGGTATTTCCCATATTTAGATAAGGGTTTTGATTGCGGTACCGTTTTAAGCCAGGGTTTAGCCTCTCTTTCAGCTTTATAATTTCTGTAGGCATCTTCCATTTTGGATTTCTGAAATTTATCTACTTCCGATGTTGTCGGTCTTTCTCCATTTCGATGTAAAGCTAATGTATGCATGTTAATCACCCTCTATAATTTTTAGTGCGTCTTCTACTGAATATGCGACGCCATATACAATTTTGTGTTTCATGGCCCACTCTTGAAATTCAATTTGTTCACTCGATAATTTGCCAGTAGGCTTTTTAATCTCAATTGCTATAAACTTACCGTCTTTCAGCCTTACTCCGAATATATCAGGAAAGCCTTTCGGTAAAAGTTTCAATGTCCTTTTACCTACTCGAACCATTCCAGCATTAGCACGCCACACCTGACATTCAGAATTATTCAAAGATTCAATTATTTGTTTTTGGATTTCAGCTTCTGTCATGTCTGCTCCTTTGTGTAAAGTCAATTTCATCAAAGATGATGCGACTTACTTTGTCATAGTCGTCAAACAACGTAATTTGCCCTCTATCAAGCAATCTTTCTATTGCCCATCCCATTTGCACCAAATTTATTTGAATGAGTGCATCGCCTTTATATGTGCCTCTGTAAAGGTCTCCTAAAAAGTCTTGCATCTCTCCGATAGTCATTAGTAAAACCTCTGACTCTTTTTATAGAATTCCATTTGAATCACACCTGTTTCGCCGTCTTTATTTTTTACGACATTCACTTCAATATCTGATTTTCCAGTCTCGTTATCTACTAAATCTTTATCATAGTAATCGTCTCGATATAGCATAAAGATGAAGTGTGCATCTTGCTCAATACCGCCAGTTTCTCTCAAATCGCTCATCATCGGACGTTTATCTTGTCGAGACTCAACCCCACGGCTTAATTGTGCAAGTGCGATAATGACGCACCCTGTTTCTTTAGCGATTATTTTTAGATCGCGACTAATCTTTTCAACTTCTAACCGTCTTTCCTTCATCGGTATATCTGATTTCATTAGTGTTAAGTAGTCGATAAATATAACGTGTGGTTTATCACTTTCTTGCATTGCCTGCTCACGAATATCCTGTGGCGTAATGACTGCACCATCGTGTATCGATAAATGTGGCAACTTCTTTATTTGGTTAATTGCGTCCATAATCTGATTTGTTTCGTCTAAAGATAGCCCTTGTGATTGCTTAATCTTAGTTAGTGGAATGTTCGTAATCATTGATATTAAACGCTCTCCTATATTCGTCCCTCCAGTTTCTAAACTGAAGAACGACGTCGGATAACCTTGTTGAGCGATACGCCACATAATATTTAAAGCGAATGCTGTTTTACCTGTCGAAGGGCGTCCAGCCAATATGTTGAGTTGCGACTTTTCAAAACCCAGTATTTTATTATCAATACTGTTGTACTTCGTCTTAATAAACTCACGTGGTTTATCGCTTAATACATTCGTCATGATTTCTTCAAGGAAAGTGTCCGTGGGGTTAGGCTTTTCGATGCTTAATTCTTGTAATGCGTTTATTTCGTCTGTTAGTACTTTTAAGTTTTGGTTGTCAGGTTGTTGAAGATACTCATTTACTTTGTTAACAGACTCATTCACTACATAGTCGTTTAATAAATTGAGTTGATCATTCATGAAGTATGAGACTTCAGCAATGTCAAAGTTGTAGATTTCAGATAATACTTTAGTAGGAATGAAATCTTTATCGTTACGACATTTGTAATAGATTTCATTGACGTCTACTTTGCCAACTTCTAGCACATACTCGATAAACTTTCGCGTGTTCTCGTTCTCAAACATTTCAGGCGTCAATTTCAGCTTGCTTATCAATTGAGGGTCACGCATTAGGTTGGAGACGAGACTTTTTTCAGTCTCAAGTCTATCTATCCGTGTCAAAACCTAACTCCTCCCTCATGCGTCGCCAACGTTCCCTTGCCTCTTCTAGCCCCTTTTGATATTCAGGGTCATTTTTCAAAAGATATTCTTTTGTTTGTTCTTCTGGCACTTGCGTATAATTAAACTCTTTAGGTTTATACGCTAGAATGTCAGCCACTTTTGGTTTGTATCCATTATTAGCAATGTAGTTTTTAGTCTTACGTAATGTGGGTTCGTAATCCCCTTTTTCGGATAATATTTCTATCCATGTGCTTGCCTTTTCTTTTGTCAAATTCATAGTGTAGACGTCATTGACAAGTCTTAATATGTGCAAAGCCTCTTTCTTTAACATCGGCATTAGTCATCACCTAATTCACTCTCAAGTTCGTCAAGTATTGAGTTAGTTGTTTGTTTAGGTTTTATTTTTCGTTCTGCTTGATCTTTAGTTGTGATACCTTCTTTGTTCCAGTTCTCCAAAATCTTGATAAGGTAGTTAATACCTTTGTTTTTCTCTTTACAGTAATTAATTGCTAGTTCTACAATCTCTAATTTATCTTCTTTAAATAATTCAATTTCATTTTCTAGTTGTTGCACCTTTAATGGACTTTGTATTGTTTCTAGTTTTTTACTAATTAATTGAAATATTTTAATTGTCTCGTCTGTCACATTATTAGTGTCTTTATTATTAGTTAAATCATTATTAGTACTATTATTATTAGTAGGATGCGATTCTCCTACGTAGGTTTTTCCTATGTAGGAATTTCCTACGTTGGAAAATCGAATGTGGTTAGGTTGCTCATATACAGCATATTCATATTCTTTTAACCTACCTTTAGCATCTCTTTTTCTATTGCGTTGAATGTATCCTATTTCTTCTAATTCTTTAATTCCAGACTTTAAACCGCTTAACCCGTCAACCGAATGCTTTACTAATTCAGTTTCGTAAATTTGCCAGTCGTCAGGTCTGCTTAATAAATAAAGTAGAATACCTTTCGCTTTCCAACTTATATTAGAATCATGTATAAAATCTTTGTGTACTGTCACAAAGTTACCTGATTCTTTATAAACCCTAAACGTTGCCATCACTTTTCTCCTTTCAACATTTTATTCAATCTTTCGTCTACATCGACCCAACTGTCATGCAAATGGTACTTGTCGTTAAAACTATCCATTCCTATGTTGTGCTGCTCTGTATGATGCTCGCGGCATAACGCTAATACTTGATTGCCGTGATGATTTATCTTAGTTCTGTCACGCCCACGTCCTACCGCATATCTATGTGCTAAATCCGAATGAGGTTTGCCACAGATGACGCAATTCCTATTGACGGTTGACCAGTAGAGTTTTGATTTATCCCCTTTTAATAATTCACTTGTTTTGTAGCTGAGGGGTATTCCGTTCTCAAACACCCAATCCAATGTGATGTCGATGATTTGTGAAGCTTGTGTTCGAGTACAGTTGCTAAGCGAAATCGGATTGTCATATCCGTAGTAAGTCCTTACATACTCAATGAACATATGCCTCATATAGTCCATAGGCTGTCCTGTATGCTGTTCTATGTCTTTGACTAGGGCAAATATCTTACGACGTTGTTTACCAGTGATTTGGAACGGATCTACAACATTTACATCTATCTCTACATCGAACCCGTTATCAAGTAGCAGCGTTTCCTTATCGCCTAATTCAACACCCGAGATGACAACAGTTGTCATGCCGTCATCTTGAGTAATGTAGCTAGTAATTAATGCCATCTAATCACGACCAATCAGAAAGGTAAATCTGAAAACTGGTCATCACTGTTATCAAAAGGATTATCCTGTGCTTGACCTTGTTGTTGTTTAGGTTGATTGTTAGATTGTCCTTTACTGTCTAAAAACTCAACTCGGTTAGCAATAACACGCACTACTGAACGATTGTTACCTTCTTTGTCTTGGAATCTATCTTGTTTCAGATTGCCTTCAATTAAAATCTTGCTTCCTTTACCACAGTAGTTATTGAGTAGCTCTGCCGTTTTACCGAAAGCCACGATGTCGAAAAATGATGCATCGTCCTTTTTAAACGGATTGTCTACTGCCATTGAGAAATTAGTTACTTGCGTTTGTCCTGCCGGTTTAAGTTCCAAATCCTTAGTGATTCGTCCTGTTAAAATAACTAAATTTGCCATTATTCATTCTCCTTGTATTTTTTTGCCATAGTTTGAATTTTATTGATTGTGGTTACTGCTTGTTGTTCAGTCATAGCAGTGTAGCTTTGAATACCAAAAGTTTGTTCAGCTTGTTTTTGTGTCACATCTTTATTTAGTGATTTCATTAGTTCTACAAAGTTAAGCACTTCTTGCTTTAACGCACCTACAGTCTTACTACTTGCTTTAGGCTCTGATTTACTTTGTTTTACACTTGCTGCATTACCGTCATCATCTTGATCACTTGTAATGCCGAATATTGCAGATAATGAGTAACGTTTGAGATAGCTAATCAATGACCCTGCACCTTGTGGTGTATTCTTCTCTGCATTCATAAACACAGGGTCATACTCGATATATTCGCCACTTTCATGCATAAGCATTGTAGCGACTCCTACACGCCCCTCACCGTCGTTTAATGCCCATTGGGTATAAGACAATCCGTGAGGTGTTGCAGCCTCGTCAATAGCCTCTACGACGTTCTCAAGAGGTACATATTTTGATTTGAAGAAAGGATTATTTTTATCTTTGAGTGGCTGTTTAACTTCTTTTCGAAAAGCAACCATAGCTTTGTTAATTTCAACAACTGATTCTGATTTATTCATAGTTCCACCTTCTCAATCTCATCCGTTTCAGTGTGAGTGTGCTTGTAAACATCATGCGTTGCTGTATCGATTAGCACATTTTCCATTCCATCGAATTTACGTGCATCACGTTTATCTGTTGAGTACTTGATGTTAGGGTTAGCGTCTGTTGGACGGTTCGTTACATAAATGTCTAAATCTTTGTGTTTATAAAAATAAGTAACTACTTTACTCATTGAAACCCTCCCAACAGTCTACTCATTATGCGGTCATAGTTATCAATATTTTCAGCAACCCATACACGTGTTTCATACATTAAAATATCAATGGCACTTTCCATACCAGATACGTCATAGATTGTGATTTCACTTACAGTATTATCGTCACGATCTTGAATTGTTACATCGACACCGAATTCAGTTTTGGCCACATACATGTAAAATTTGAATCCATCTATCGTGATTGTTTTCGAAAATTCTTGTCCAATTTCGTAATACATTTGCGTTTTCCTCCATTTTTGATATAATAGGTTCGGAATATTAAGCAAAACTCCGACTCCCGACTGTTTGCTAATTGCCGTTAGCATTCAGTCTTTTTTAATGTGCTAATCGCATACTTCGCAGCATAGTAAGTTGTAACTACAGTCGTTATTGCTACAAATACTGTTGTAGTGACGTATGCTTCAAACGCAAAAGGTGTTGTAAGTACAAAACTTGTTATTAAAGCAATAATTAGTGACATTAATTTAACTTGCATGTAACCCCTCCACTACTTCATCTGATAAATCCCAGTAAGGCATTTTTTCTCGTACTAATTGAATCGGCACTTTGCCAGATATAGTGATGTAGCCCTCTTTTTCTAACTCTTTGTTTAATTCTCTAACAATAGATGTGGCTTTGCTTTTTGATACGCCAGCAATGCGCATGATGTGTTCGATTTTTAAATATTGCGGTTTCATGTTTAACCTCCTTAATTTGGTTGTTCGATTGTGGGTTATTCTTCTTCATCTAAATCAAAGTGTTGTTCGATTTGGTCAATAGCCCACTCAATCATTGACTCAAGATGTTGCTCTCTGTCGACTTCGTAAGTGTGTTCAATTTCGCCTGCATACGTCACAGCAAGAGTATCTTTGTGTGTATATGTTTGGCTTTTGTCTTCTTTAACTGCGTGGAGTGTTAATACAATATTGTTTAACTTTTCTTTTTGTTTTGGCGTCATTAGTTATCCTCCTAAATTAGCTTCATATCCGAAGTCAGTCATGATTTCGTGTATTTTTAATCTACCTTTTTGAGTCCATCTGGTTTGCAAAACTGTATCCTCTCTACCATCAGAACGTACAATTGGTATAGTGTCTGATTCTGTATAACTCTTGCCCATATGCTCTGAGTAAAGTACCCACTGTTTATTCACTTTTCGTTGTAATCTAGCTTCGTGCAACAACTTGTTTAGCTTTTGTGCTGAAATACCATAGTCAGCTGCGATTTGCGTTGTCGCCAATGTTCCAGTAGACTTTAATATTTCATCAACATAGTCTGCTTTGGGTTTTAGTTCTCCGATTTCTTGCTGTAATAGTAAGTTTTGTTCTTTTTCTTTCTTATACTCAGTCAACACTGTAATAATGTAATCAGGGTTTTGAATCGTTTGTTCAATCACATTGTCAGTTGCGTAAATACCATGTTTGCGAATGGCTGGTAAAACTTCTGATGTTACCCAACGTTTAAATCGTTTAGCCGATTCTAGTTTTGAGGAAAAGATTAAGCTATACAGTCCTGACTCGTTAACTGCAGTAAGTCCTCGATTTGGCAAATTTTCTAAAGTCGTGTTTCGCGACGTTAGAATTTTCTTATCATCTTCATCAACGTGTTTATTTAATGCATCGCGAGTATTTGAGTAACCTAAAATTAATGCAACATCTTTCCCTACAAAATAAGGTTCGTTATCAATCTCTAATGTTCTTACTGGTAAATCTCCAAAATTAAAAATTTGTAATTCTTCCATAATTTGTCCTCCTTTTTCTCCTCAACACCCACATTCAACAGACGGTCATCGCAATGACTGTTAAATGTATTTTTAGCGCCGCTCATATCATCGCAAGCTCTCGCTCACATCTGCTCAATGTGGGCGTTGAATTATACGTATTAAATTGTTCAATCATTTTGAACTTCATAGGCAAAAAAATAAATAGGCATTTCGTCTAGAGGTATCCCTAAAAGTTCACAAGCTTTGAACATTTCAGTTTGTTTCCAATTTCGTTTGTTGTTCAACTTCAATGATAGCGTTCGTTCTGACATCTTCATATCATATGCAAACGCATACTGACTGTTGTACTTCTCTTTAATTTTTCCGTTCAAAGCAGAGTAGTTAAAACACATGTTGTCACCTCATTTCTTGTTCAATATTTTTGAACTAAACAAACCTTAACACGTAAAAAATATCATTGCAATACTTTTGTTCAATTTTTTTGAACTTTTCTGTTGAACTTTTGTTCAATAAGCCTTATACTATATCTATACTAATGAAGGAGGAAAAATCATTGAAATCTAAAATAAGCGCTCGTTTAAAAGAAGCTATGAAAAATAAAAATTTAAAACAAGTAGATGTTGTGGCTAAAGCCAAATTATTAGAATCAGAAATGGGAACAAAAATATCTAAAACTGATTTAAGTCAATATGTAAACGGAAAAGTTACACCAGGACAAAATAAATTATATGTTCTAGCGAAGATTTTAGACGTTAGCGAAGCGTGGTTATTAGGTTATGATGTCGATGATTCTCGTATTAGTGATGAAAAACGTTCGGAAATTAATACGCTAGCCGCTCACTTAGATGGCGATTATACAGAAGAAGAACTTGCTAAAATTCGTGAATATGCAGAAATGGTACGTAAATCTCGTGATAAATAGAGGGTGAATTAATTGGGGAAATATGAACATTTATTACATCAGTTTAATCATATAACTGTAGAAGATAAATTTGAATTACCGGGAGATTTTAAGGGGTTTTTAGACAACGATGTTATTTTAATCGACAAAAACTTATCTATATATCACAAACATGAAGTGCTGGCGGAAGAAATTGCACATTATAAAATTACATATGGCAACATTATAGATCAGTCAAATATGTTAAATCGTAAGTTAGAATTAAAGGCACGACGTATAGCTTATGAATCTGTCATTACTTTGCAAGGTATTATAGACGCTTTTGAGTACGGCGTTCAGAACCTTCATGAGATGGCTATTTTTTTCGAGGTTTCAAAAAGTTTTGTGACAGAAAGTATTGAGCATTATAAAAAGAAATTTGGCATTAGTACATTGTGCGGTGATTATATGATTCATTTTGAACCGTTACGTGTTTTTAAATATAAAAAATTGAATAAAGGAGATTTGTAGAATGAAAAAAATCTTAATATTAGCAATAGTTTGTCTTGTGGTTTTATCGGCTTGTGGTAATAAAGTTGAAATTAAAGACTTTACTAAAGGGTTTAAAGATGCAGGTTTGAATGTAAATAACGAAAAAGAAATGACGAGAGAAGATTATGGGGCTGCACCTATGAAGGCGGAAAAAGGAATTATTTTCGGCGTTAAAAAGGGAGAAGATGGCCAATATATGAATGGTCGTCTATTAGAATTTAAAGATGAAAAAGATTTAGATCAGACAAAAGAATACTATGACAAGTTAGGTAAAGAATCTGCGATACTATATTCGCACACTTATAAAACAGAAGATGGCAAATACTTACTCCAGATGAACGGAGAAATTGATGATTCTACGTTTGATAAATATAAAGATACTATGATTAAAGTACTTAATGGGGAAAAAGTTGAAAAGTTAGCAATAAATGAAAAATCAAAAGAAGTCAGTAATAATACAGAGGAATTCCAATCATCAAACGTAGTTGATAGTTCTGTTTCAGAAAGTTTAGCAGATAGTAATCCTCAGCAGATTAATAACACTGAAAACACTCAACAAAAGCAGCAAGTGGAAAGTGGCCAACAAATCACTAAACAACAAATCCCTGTTAATAACCCAAATCAATCAAATAGTGAACAATTACCAACAAACGGTATAGGTGGACACCCATCGTTATATGATCCATCTATTCCACCACCGTCAGAAGATAATTTAAAAACCGACGAAAACGGCGATGTTTATTACGATGCTACTAATGAATAAGTTTGGGTACTTCCACGTACCCTTATTATTTTTTACTTTTTTTGAGGAGGAATGCGAAATGTCCGTGTACAAAGACACAAAAAATGGCACGTGGTACTTTAGCGTAAGATATAAAGATATTTATGGAAATAACAAAAGAAAACTTAAACGTGGTTTTAAAACTAAACGTGAAGCTAAAGGTGCAGAAGCTACTTTTTTAACAGAAGTGAATGATGGTTATAGCGATTCGAATACGTTTGAGTATACATTTTACCACTATTTAGATAACAGTGACTTGCGCCCTAAAACTAAAAGACGTAAAGAAAATGAATATAAACTTCATATACAACCTAAATTTGGTCATATCAGCATGAATAAAATCACTCAACAGCAATGTCAAGAGTTTAGAAAGTATCTTATGGATAATATCAATTCAGTTAACAGCGCACGTACAGTTTGGTCAGGATTTAAAGTTGTTATCAATTACGCTAAAAAATATTTTGGGTTGCGAATCGACCCCACTATTTCAATAAAACCAATTCCGAGATCTAAACCGAAACCAAAATTTATGATGAGGGAAGAATTTGAAGATCGTGTGAAAGATGTGGAAGAACAGGACTATCGGGAACTATTCACATTGATGTTTTACACAGGATTAAGAGTAGGCGAGGCTATGGCTTTAGTTTGGACGGATTACAATAAATATAAAAAAGAGATATCCATCAATAAAACAATGGACATCTCTAATCGGACTATATACCACAGAGCTAAAACCGAAAGCTCTGAAGATATAGTTCCCTTACCTAAATTCATCAACGACATGTTATCTGAACGCTACCAACGTGAAAAGCAGATGAACAAATACTTTGATGAACAGAATTATTTTATTTTTGGTGGGTTAGCACCTAAGCATTATAGCCATGTTCATAAGAAATTCAACAAAGCTTTCCCTAATTATAACATACATGCCTTAAGACATTCTTATGCGTCTTTCTTGGCAAATAATGGAGTAGATATATTTGTGTTGCAGTCATTAATGCGTCATGCTCAAATAACTGAAACAATGGGTACATATAGCCACTTGTATACTCAAAAGAAACATGATGCTATTTCTATATTCGACAAGTAA